CCCTAAATCCTCGTTGGACGTTACTAGACCTTCGTGCAAAAGCCTTAACCTTCGACGAAGAGCGGCTTCCCTTAGAAAGGATTGCTGCTCTAAGTCTGGGTGCAAGCTCAGCATGGAGGTCCGCGGAAACTTTGAAGCCCTCAGCATCACCACTACTCGGTGGGACGAGCCATCTTTTAGAAGGATGACACGTGTTCCACAGGGCAGCAGCAGTGCGGGGCAACATAATTCCCGTTTTTGACGACCAACGGACGATGCGGTTAAACGCAGAGTAAACGTGTGACTCATGCGAAAGCTCCTTTAAGTAAATGCCACGAATTTGATGGCCTTTGAAGTAGTCGCCGCCACATGACTCTCTGAAGTCTCCTGAATTGAACGATTTGCTTTCGTTCACGGTAAAGCCGAGGATCTCCAACGTCGAAACGATGAAGTCGTATGTCTCTTTCAAGACAATGATATCATCGCCAAAGACAGCGAAGTTCTGAGGCCCATTCCGCTTACTACCGTAGCAGGGGGTTATACCCATGACACGGTAACAGGACACAACGAGAGAAGCGAAGATCAACGTCATAAGAGGAAACGTGAAAGCATTCCCCATAGACGAGATCATATCGAGTTTAACCTCTCTTCCATCCGGGAGAGTGGTAGAGGGCGAGCGAGCCAGTGTTAGCCACCTAAATAATTCAGGTGGTACTAACATCCTAACAAGCTCAATCGATATACTGTCTGACGCGCTGGATAAATCGATGGTACCAAAGGTACCATCTTTAGACCCAATTTGCGCCAGCTTACGATTGAGGATTGGCTGCTTCGAAAGATCGATTGAGAACTTTCTACGCAGTTGCTTCTCAAGATAAGCACCGATTCCTTTCTGAAAGAGCATATTCAGTGTTGGTTCGGTACAGATACTTCGCGAAACATCACGCGTTTTAGGAACAAAAGACAAACGGCTACCTGCTACCAGGGAGTCACCTTTGTGGGCCTTGCGAAGAAGCTCAGCCTGATAAACCAAAGGTGTATCTACAATGGCACACCGATATTCTCGGTATAGACGATCAGACGTGCGCGATAATGGGCTGTTAAAGAGTTCAGTATAGAAATCATACGACTCACAGCCAATATTCGCACCCGGCCCTAAGCCAAAATTAGCAGA